TAACTCCATCTAAAACCTCACTCCATTTCACATGATGTATTCCATCATCATCAATATAATCATTTTGAGTTACTATTTGCCCTTCTTCTAGTGGAAAACTTATATTTTGTTCTGCGTGAGGAATGTAAGTTCCATTCTTTGCAGTATCTGATACATTTATACATATATCATTGTTATAAGTTGTTCCATACTCACTTCTACATTGGAATTTTAAGTAATAACAATTTGATAAAGTTGTTCTCGCCACATTTGCAACACTTGAATTACTTCCAAAAGCATAACCTATATAATTTTTATTTATATCGTATCCATAAACCCAAAACCTATCTGTACCATTTTTGAAGTAATAATCAGTAGAAGGCTTTACAGGAATAAAATTTTTACTTCTTATTACAGTCGAACTGGTTTGAGTTTCTCCTGTAGTTGGGTTGATTAATCCTAATTCCCATTCTTCATCCCAAATATTAAAGTTTTGTACCTTCTCATTTATATTGCCACAACCATAAGGTGACCATGGGGTTAATTTTGTACCTTTTTCTAGTTTAAGTGAAAATTGTTCCTCATTGAAAGTCTTATTATATATATATAATCCCAAATATACCTTTGTATCTTCATTTAATGTAAATGACTTATTAATGTTTGTTGCATTAACTAGAGATATAATATTACTATCATCGTCATATTTCTTCAAAACTACTGTAATTGGAGTTGAATTATCGTCTTGCCTTGAAAAATTATAAGTACCTTTTTTTAGAGTAAATGCAAAATTATTTTTAAATTCGGTTATATTTGTAAGAATTTCTCCTATACTTGTTCCATCAAGATATAATGTACCTTTTTCAATATAAAATCTAACTCCTTTTACAGTAAAATCTTGATTTTCAAACGGCATTAAATTCACGTTATCTCCAGTTCTATGAATTTGTTGTTGACTTTCAGGTGTTGGTTCTCCCTCTTGCCAACTCTTACCTGTAAACTTTGGATTTCTTATCTTTGCATTTGCACTGTTGCTTAAGTCTATACTTTCTCCACTTGCTGGAGCTGTTAATTGGTTATCCTCAGCATCTTCTAAGTCATCTTTTAGTTCTGCGTTTTCAGCTTTTAATGTTGCTATGTCTTCTTGGGCTTCTTGTATATTAGCATCTTGGGTTTCTTGTTCTTGTTGCAGTGCTTCTATATCAGTTTTATTTTTATTTATTTTGTTATTTTGAATTATTTGTTCCGCTTCTATTTCAGAAATATCTTCAGCGTTTTGACTAATTTGCTCTTGAAGGTTTTCTTTCTCTTCACCTCTTTGTTCTTCTTCTCTTTCCAGTACATCATCCATACTTTCTGCCATTTTTTTCATATGAAATAAAACATCAGCTTCTGAATCTCCATATTCATTTTGTCCTGGATAATAGTATCCTTTATTTGTGTTTGCCATCTTATTCTCCTTTCAATTGATTAAATGTATATAATTTAATTTCATTAAAATTCTTTTTTGCTTTCACTTCATTAAATGTTGCATATCTTATAGCCTTTATTTTTAATAAAAAAGTAGAACCAACAGTTACTTTGTTTGGCTCTACTACTTTTTCAATTATTTTATTCATATTAAAAACCTACACTCTCATTATCGCTATTTTTGTATTAAATTTATAACTTGTATCTGTATTGTTAGTTAAATTTAGTTCAATACCATTCGTTCTAAAAATAACATCAAATTGTAAGAAAGTTGTATGATCTACACCATTCCAAGAAGTTCCATTATTATTAGAATACATTTTGGATAACAAATAACTGTTATCTTTTGAAAATCCTGAAGGATAATTTAATAATTTGCTAACATTAGAATGTGCTCCAATTGTTTGTTCGCTACTTAATGTTTGAATACTATTTTTCATATTATAAATGCTCGAGTTTACTTCTGAAAATGTTGCATCGTTTTGTCTTTCGTGAGCATTAAATTGTTCAAGTAGGTTTGTGTATTGGTCACCTAGAGTCCTAATGTTACCATTAATAGTTGAAAACTCTGTGTCATTTTGAGAAACATGTTGCATAAAAGTAGTATTTTCTACTAAACTGTCTCCTGTCTTTCCATTATAAATTTTCCCATCAGCTCTTACTTCAAGTTTTCCTAGTACTTCATCATTCTTGCTTAATTCAATACTTGCAGAACCATCTTGATAATATTGCCCTGTTCCTACTCTTGTTTTATAAGTTTCGCTGTTTATATTCCTTTTGTGAATAAATGAATTAATGCTTCCTGTTTGAATAGAAATAGGTCCTGTCATTTCTCCTCCTGTTTTTAATAACCATATTCCTTCATCGTCTATTGCTCTTATATGATTTCGAATTTCTGTATATAAGCTATTAAAATCTAGGAAAGTACGTTTATCTTGGAAATCACTAATACCATTAGAAGAAGTTCTAAATCTAGCCAACTCATATTGATATATTCCTGCATTATTTTTTATAATATTGTTTTGAGTCAATGCTGGGTATCCTGTTGTACTCGTTACAATTTTATAATGTCCTTGAGCAAAATCACTTTCTGTATTTTCCTCATCTAAATTAATTTCAATAACCAACTTATTATAAGCATTGTCCGTTCCTGCTGATAAAGTCGTAGAGCTATCTTCTTCTGAAAATCTTCCTTGAATACATACCGCTCCACTTGATATCGTTACATCACTACCATTATATGACACAGCCATTCCATTTTTATAATTGTTAGATATTCCGTCCTCTCCATTTAAGAAGGTATTTATAAATAAAGCAAAAATTTGACTTTCAAATAATTGGTGTGAAAAAACATGTCCTTTTAACATATTAACTTCTCCTCTCTTTTAATAATTTATCAATGAATTTAATTCTTATATTGCCACACATATATTCATAAAACTTTGATTGTGTGATTTTTATCGATGATATATAAGAATTAAATATTTTTGATTCTTTTGTTTTTATTGCTATTGGTGTTCCTACTCTTATATACTTGTCATACAAATTAAATGTAATATTGTGATTATAAGAATTTGCTTTCATTACGTTTAATGCCTCTTGATTTGCATCTTCATAATTTTCTGTATAAACCATATCCACTTTTCCATCTGCTCTGTTAGGATTTGTCATGTCTGTTGTTGTAGTTCTATCGTTTAATAAGTAAAGAGTATATTCTCCTGGATTTTCCACTTCATTTACTTTGTCATATAGCACAATTACCTTGCTTACTACATCTGTTTCAAAAACTTCTGTATAATTAGATATTGCCTGTGCTAAAGTATCTATTAATTCTTTAGAAAATGTCTTATTTTCGATTGTCATGCGTAGTTTTTTATTAACAATAGAAAAACTATACACAATATCATAGTTTTGCGTACAGTTTGTAATCCAAGTATGTAAATTGTATATACCATTTTCTACATTAGTTACAGATGATTGCTTTGGTGTATGCGTTGCAACTAATAGTTCAAACCAACTTAAGTTAATAAACGTGTCTAAATTTGATATATAATTTTTTGTTATAGTTTGTCCAATAAAATCTTCAACTCCTGTAGTTTTAATTATATCTTGATTCTCTAGTTTGACTTTTCTATCAAATAAGTTTGTTAGATACTTAGTTGTATATTCATATACTTTTTGACCATCTTCATTGTGAATTTCATCGATTATTCCCCAATAAATAACTTCATTGTTCTTTTTAATTGCAACTATATCTCTTGACTTTGCTGTAGTTTTCTTCATAACTCTAATTATTGAATTTGCATTAGTTTCTTCATCTATGTTTAATTCAAAGTTAGATATTTCTACAATGTCTACAACTGAAAAATCATCATAACTAAAAATCCACATAAAGTTTTTACTTCTTTCAATTTTCAGTTCTTGTTTGGCCCAAATTTGAATTGCTAATTCATCTGTATATTGTTCATTCCAAATATCGGTATATGTAATCTCTGTTTCATACACTCCACCTATTTGAGGTGCTGTCAATTCCAATTCGTAAAATCCTGTTTGTTCATTATATATTGCCGTATAGTTTTGCCCATTATAATTAACTGTCAATTCCCACATATTGCACCTCCTAAATAGCTTTATAGTATGTTAAAATTGTTAATTTTGCGTTCAAAACTTCGTTGTCAGCAGTTAATGCAATTCTACAGCTTTTATTCTTTGGTATTCTTATTACATTGTCGTTATAAAAATTAAGCACATCCAAATTAAATAAATTGGTTAGAGTTCCATCTGTATTTTGTTTATATAAATAAAACTCATTCTCTTTTGATCCATATAATAATTTTTCATACTCCTGGATTTCAACGTTAAATGGAACTGTTTGATATAATTGTCCATCTATATAAAGCTCAATTCTTGGATTAACTACATGTCCATCTATTTCTACCATAATAGGAGCTTCTACATGGCCATAGTTTATATAATTTAGATTTCTTGAACTATAATCTTCAAAACGTGAGTCCCACCTAAAATTCCATCTAATTTCATTTTCTTTAGGTTCAATTTTATATATTGCTGTATTTTCTTCATACCACAAAGAAAGACAATCAAAAATGATTGTCTCACTAATTACCGAATTTGATTTTATTTCTGTCTTACTTAAAGATTGAATTTGAATATCTTTAAAGTATTCTTTGACTCCATTATTTAACGGAATTTTATAAGACAGCTTTAGTTTTTCCGCTTGTTCTATAAAATCAACTAATGCTTTATAATTATCATAATATAAAAAATTAACTTGACCTTCAATTTGTCCTTGTTCGATTCTTCTTATATTTGTTATAAAAGTATTTCCTAATTGCTCATACTCTGATTCATAAGAATAACCTAGTCCAGATGGTTCTGTTAATAAGCAATGTTCTTTTATGTCCATTAATGAATATTCTTGTCCTTTTTCGTTTATAAGCTTAAATTCTCTTACCATCTTTTCCTCCTCCTTTTTATTTAAGTGTAATATTTTTTAACAGAATAATCAAGATATTTTAAATTATTCTTTAATATGAACTTCCAAATTTTTTATTTATGTATTCAAAACATTCATTTAAATTTTCTTTATCCATTTTCTGAACATTAAAAGTAATCTGAGGAGTTGTAAAAATTGTTTTTACACTATCAATAACTTGATTTCCTATTCTCCCTTGAAAAATTTCTAATGATTTTATTCTACTATTCATATCACTTGCCATCTCGTCAAGTGATTTATTTAATTTTGGCTTGCTTGATTTAATGCCTCTGATCATTAAATTAATCATATCTGGCATTGATGTATTAAAATCTGAAAGAGGTCCTTTTTCTGGTAATGAAAAATGTAAGTAATTACTTATCCATCCAGCAACTTTTGTTGCTGCACCAACTACAGTTTGTTGTGATTTTGAATTTGTCATTCCTGATGAAACATTTTTAACTAAATCTTTTCCCCATTTTTCTCCATTAACATTATTGTTAAATCCTTTACTTGCACTAACTGCTAAATTTCTAGCACTATTTTCTACTTTTGTATCATTATTAATTTCTGTGGATGTTTTTTGTATTTTATTTTTCGTATATTCATCAAGTTTTAGAAATCTATCATATTTTTCCGTGGCATCAGTAGCTAATCCTTTTGTTGCATTTTCTACTGATGTATCAAATGCTATAACTCCAGTTATTTTTTCAATTTTTTCTTTCGTTTCTTTTGGCATTTGTGATAAAGAATCTCTGTACACTTCAAAATTTCCATCCGCTAGTTCTTTCCATGCTTTTTTTTCTTCTTCAGACATATCTTCAATCGTTGATGTTTGTTCCGTTAAGCTCTTTTTTAATTCAGTTAATCTTTCTTGTGCTTTTTCTTTTTCCAATTTAAGAATTTTTTGTTGATATGTTGAATTTGCTTTTTCTGCATCTTGTAATGAAGCTTTTATTCCTTTGACATAATTAGCTTCATTTAGCAATTGTTCTGCCAAACTTTTTTTATTACTATTCTTAGCACTCTCCCATGATGTATTCATTTTTTTTACTGCTTTTTCTAGTTCTTCAGCAGTACCTTTAACACTTTTTGTTTGTAAATCTTCGTAATTTTCAATCGTATAGCCATATTCTTCAATTAGGCTAGTTTCCTCTCCAATCTGCTTTGTAATTGCTTCTAATCTTTGACTTAATTCTAATTTTTCTGAATAACTAGCTCCAACTGTTTTCTTTATCGTATTATTGTATTCTTCCCTTAACTTTACTAGGTTTTCTGTAGCTTTAGAATGATTCTTTAGTGCTTCTGTATATTCAGGTTGATAGGCATTTAATAAAGCTTCAGCCTTTTTTACAGTTATAACTTTTTGAATGTTATCCTTTATTTTTTTATATTGTTCTATAATATTATTATTTAGATTTATTTCTATTCCTAAAGAATCTTTCAGTTCTTTAACTATGTAACTTGCTCTTGATTCATATCCTTTTTTTACTTTTCCGTTTTTATCTACAATTTGATCTAATTCTTTAGCTAATTTTTCATTTTTAACAATTTCACTTGATGTTTGATTGAGTGAGTTTTCTCTTTCCTTTTTCAAATCTTCCCAACTTGCTTTTTGTTCTCTTAATGATTTTGTAACTCCTTCTACTGAAGTAATCTCATCATAATGATTTTTTTGATAAATCGCAAAGGCAGCAACTAGAGCTGTCACGGCAGCAGTAGTTAAAACCACAGGATTTTTTAATAATTTTATAGCAGTCATAAACGTACCCACACGGCCTTCTGCTGTTTCTACACCACTATTAACATTTCCCATAGCTTTCGCAAAATCACCAGCTATCCCAATTCCTCCACCTATTACATTTCCAAAACTAGCCAAAACTTTTGTAGCAGGTCCAACCGTTGCAACTAAAAGTGCAATTTTAGCAATAGTTTGAACTTGTTCTTCACTTAAATCATCAAATCCATCTATTAATTTATTGACCTTATCTAATAACCCTTTTATTGTTGGGGTTAGTTTTTCTCCTGTATTAGTTGCTAAATTTATTAATTTATTCTTTGTAATTTCTACTTTGCTCGCAAGTGTTGCATATCTTTGGTTAGCTTCTTTAGATAGTGCTGTATTATCTTTCCAAGCCTTTTCACCTGTTTTAAGAGCATTATTAAATAATTTTTCTGCATTCGTAGCTCTTAAAATAGTATCACGTAATCTAACTTCAGTAATTCCAAGTTCACTAAGTTTTGAAATAGCATTATCTCCTTTTTTATCCATTTTAGCTAATCCAGAAATAAAATCACTTATTGCTCCTGTTGCATCCTTTTTCCACTTTTTAGAAAACTCATCTGCAGTCATACCAGCTACTTCTGCAAATCCCTGTAAGCTTGCTCCACTATTAATTAATCTATTTAATTCTGTACTTGTTAGTCCTAAATTTCCAGCAAGTTTTTTAAAATTTTTAGAATTATTTGATGACATAAGTTGTAACTCACGTAAACTATAACCTGATTTTTTTAGAACAGTAGGTAATTTTTTTCCTCCTAATTCTACGGCATTTCCCATATTAACCATTAATTTACTAAAAGCACTGCCTCCCATTTCTGCTTCTATACCTACAGAGCTTAAAGCAGTTGCAAAGCTAAGAATTTGTGATTGACTTAATCCAACTTGAGTACCAGCTCCAGAAAGCCTTAATCCCATTTCAGTTATATCTTTTTCTGTAGTCGCAAAGTTATTTCCTAAATCAACTATTGTAGATCCTAATTTATCATAATCATCAGCTGACATTTTCGTAACATTTGCAAATCTAGCCAATGATGTTGCTGCTTCATTTGCTGATAAATTAGTAGAATTTCCAAGATTAATCATAACCTTTGTAAAAGGTACTATATCTTTTGCTTTTATTCCTAATTGTCCAGCCGCTTCGGCTACTGATGAAATATCTGTTGTAGTTGATGGTAATTCTTCAGCCATTGACTTAATACCTTTTTTTATTTTTTCTAATTCCTCTGGAGAACCATCAACTGTCTTTTTTACTCCTGTAAATGCACTTTCAAAATCTGAAGCGCTTTTGACTGTAGCTCCTGCCATCGCAACTATTGGAAGTGTTAATTTTGTTGTTAAAGTAGTACCTAATTTATCAAGCTTCTCGGACACATTTTTTATTTTATTCCCAAACTGTACCAAAGCATTACCAGCCTTTGTCCAATTAGACGCTTCAGCTTTTAGCTTGCTTAGTTGATTTTGAGTAGAAATAATCTCTCTTTGTAAATTTCTATATTTTTGACTATTTAAGTCTCCACCCGATTCTATGTATAGGTCTTGAGCTTTTTTCAACTGCTCTAATTTTTCTTGAGTTTGTTGAATGTTTTCTTTTAAAACGGTTTGTTTTTGATTTAGAAGTTCTACATTCTTTGGATCTAATTTCAGCAAAGAATTAATTCCGCTTAAGTTCTTTGCTCAAACTAGATGACGCAGAATTAACTTTTTTTAGAGCATTCTGTAACCCTGATGTATCTCCACCAATTTCAACTATTATTCCTTTTATATTACCAGCCATCTTTATCTCCTTCCTGCAAGTCTATCCCAGTCTGCCTGTGTTGCTTCTCTCTTTTTGATTTCTTTTTCTGGCAAATAAGAAATCAATATTTTCATAGCATCAATAAAAGTTATCTTTTCTAAATCGTTCATTGTTAATCCAACTCTTAAGCAACTTGATAAAAAAGAATGTTCAGGAAATCGCTCTTTTGAGTTTTCTCCCGAACTAACCTTTTTTTCCATTTCTTCTATTACTTCATTGTCAACAAAAGCAACTTACGGCATATTCCGTTACCTCAGCAATCCATAAATCATTTGTATTGAGTTTTGGTATATTCTTAAGCCATTCCTCATAATTTTCAATCTTCTCATTCGCTGTAAAAATACATATATATGCAATTCTAGTTACCGCATCTATATACTCATCAATATTTGGTAACATTGAGCGAGATAATTGTTTAATTAATTCATCATCTTGTATTTTAGGATTTTGCTCTAATATTTGTGTAGTTAACAAAACCTGTAATTTATTAAACTTATCTATAATATCAATATCCTCAAATAATCCACGATTAAAAATCTTCTTAAACTGAATATGAGTAAAAGCATTACATTTTATTTCATACTCTTTTCCGCAAATTGTTATTGTTTTCATAAATTACCTCCTAGACACTAGCTGTTGCATCTTTTGAATATACTTCTGTAAAGAATTTATTATATACAGCTTGATTCTCTTCATTTGGTTCTATATATGCCATTACTGCTTTATCACTTGTTCTTGGAGACATCGTAATTGACATTGTCTCTGTTCCTACTTCAACAGATTCTTCTTTTGTATTGTTTTCACGCGATGGTCTTGTTGCTGTGCAATCAAAGAATACCCATCTTCTATTTGTTTTATCTCCTTTTCCCTGGAACATTAGTGCAAATCTTGCTGTTTTATCATCTGCATTCTCGAATATTGCACCATTTGTATCTTTTGCTCTTCCTAATATTTCTGTTAAAAATTGTTCCGGTGTCATAGCAAGTTCTAAATCTCCAGAATATCCTTGATTTGAACTTGCTATATAGTATTTAACATTATCTGCATAAAATGGAGTTTCTTCTCCTTCTGGATCAAAATTAAGTCCAACAGCACCATCTACTGCAAAAGGTGTTCCGTATGTAATTTGTCCATTCTCTTCTGTTATTTTTGCGATGTGACATTGTTCAATTCCATATAAAACTTTATTCATTTTTTATTCCTCCTTAAATTCCAAAAAAATAGCTTACTTGCCAGACTTTTTCGTCTGATAAGTAAACTTCCTCTGTTTTATTCCACGCAACGTCTGCGAGAATAATATCTTCTATTTTATTTTGCTGTTCTACATCCTTGTCTATATAAGTGTAATCTAATTGAATAGGTGTATCTTTATCGTAAACTCTGTTGTCTGCCATAAAGTTGTCTGTTTCTCTACAAATAGCTATTAAATGTGGTGGCTCTGTTGGATTTTTAAATCTACCATAAGCATACTTAAATCCTTGAATTTCGCACCTTTGTTTTAATTCAGCCAAAGTCATTTTGAACTCCTCCTTATTTTATTGTCTAATTTATCTACAAATTTAACATTATACTTTTCTTCGATTGGTCTTATATGAGGTATTGCTCTAGTTCTTCCACCATTTCTGGTTGCATGTCCAAACTCTAGCAAATGAGTTAATTGGTAATTTGTCTTGTTCCAAATTACTTTATGATATACTCCAGTTCTTTTTTTGCTTAACTTAATAGCCCATCCTTTATGATAAGGATTATCTCTCGAACCTTTTCCTCTTGGGCTAACTTGTTTTAGCTCATCTCTCGCTTGTTTTGTTACTTCGTCAACTGTCTCCATTACTTCTTCGTCAATGTCTTCTTTGTAATTTTGTAGATAATCCATAACCCTTTTTTCTAATTCATCTGGTTTAATTTTATTAGACATTTTTTACTTTCCTCTCACAAATCAGTATTATCTCATCTGCTGTAATTTCTTGTGTACGAATAATAGTATATGTCTTTCCCATATAAATCAATTCTGGTTGATTCTCGTAGTTCAAATTTGAAATTCTTAATCTCAAACTCGGTTTATAACCTTGTTCATTAGCTTCATAAAACTCATTTGCATAAACATCTTCAACTTTTATTATTGGGCATTCAACTTGAGTTTGTATTTCTTTCTCTACTCCTATGTCATTAGATTGAATAGAGGTAGATAATAATGTGCAATTAACATCACGCATCTATATCCACCTCCAATAAATACTTTTGGGATAAAGACAAATTAGTACATAACTGAATATAAGTCTTTTGTGCTAATTCCTTTTCTTTGGCTTCTACAAATCCAAAATTGCTTTTTACAAACATAACTATTGCACCTTGTATTAGTCCATCTGTTATATTTCCTGCTACATCAATACCTTGTCTTATCATGTCTGAAATACCAGCATTAATCCACATTACGATTTCTTCATCTTTTGCTGTGGCTGTTGATACAATTGACAAACATTGTTTGACTAGTGATTTAAACTGACTCGTATTCGAAATTATATTTGATATTTGTAAATTTTTTAGTTCTTCAAATGTCATTTGTCTTTATCCTCCTTTTATTAAACGCTTGCTGTCTTTTTTAATATTCTTGAGAATCCATTGAATTTTGATACTGTTCCTCCAACAATACAAGATGCTTTAAATGCTTTCATTCCTTGTTTAAATTTATAATCCTCACTCATCTTTGTTTCGATGTCTGAGAATACAGGAAATTCATAATCTGTTAATGAGCCATAAATCATTGTTTTTGCTCCTACTGTTGTATTTGCATCAGATAATGCTGTACAAGCAGAATTTATAATATATGGAACATCAGCTCCACCATTAGAATATGAAATTCTTCCTTCTCCTTTTCCTTTTGTTATTTTATAAACAAAATCTCCATGATTGTTTTTAACTTTAGAGAATGCTTCTAAATCTTTTTTGTTTAATATTAATGTTTGTTCGTCTTCAACAGCTTCTTCTCCACCAAATCCAAAGACTATAGTATTTAATGTATCTTGGTCGATTGTTGCAATTTCTATATCTCCATTACCATCAAGTACCTTTGTATCTGCATTGTAGATACCTCTAATAGTATTATCAGTTCCAGGACCTGCAACAGCTTGAGCTCCTATTTTTTTCTTTATAGCTTTTTCTACTGCTTTTCCAACTCTTGATACATAATCTGCATCAGGTAATTTTTCAACTTCTTCTGTAATCTCTGCATAAGCAGTTACTTTAGCTCTTCCTGTAGATACATGGTCAAATTCTGGATCTATATCTGTATAATTTCCACCTTCAACAGTATATCCTCCTTCTCCACCATCTTTTTCAAATGCTACACTATATGACTCTCCTCCATTCAATGGAACTATGTTTAGTTTATCAGCCATTGCTGAAGGTCTATCAAAACTCTCAGCTATTTGTGTTTTCGTTCTACCTGGTACTAATAATGTTCCCCCAGATACTGTTACACTTCTTTCTTCTTTGTTTTTCATAGAAAACTTAACTGTGTTTCCTGCTCTTAATTCTTTAGCAGCATTTCCAATTATTTTGTTATCTTCTTCCATTTTTCTCTCCTCCTTGTTTTTTTCTGGTTTTTCGATTACTTTTGCTGATGAAAAATCTCTTTTTTCAAGATTTTCTACAGCGCCTTTTAGTAAACTTCTTTCATCTACTTTTTCTTCTACTACTTCTTCAGTAGTTTCTGTTTTTTCTTCTGGTTCATCTACTATTTCAGCTTTTTCTAATTCTTCAATAGCACTTCTGATTTCCTCTAATTCTTCATCCTTTGCATTTTGTAATTTTTCTTTTAGCTCATTTTTTCTTTTTTCAAATTCTTGTTTAGTCATTTTTTTAATTCCTTTCCTTTAGATTTTTAGCAGTTCTACCACCGCTTTTATAAATACTCTATTTAGTTTCTACCAACTAAAAAAGAAGCAGTTCTACCACCGCTTCTCGTTTGAGATTATAAACTTAATAAACTTAATTCTAATTCGAGTCTTTCCCTTTTGACTCGTAAATACTTTTCTTTATCTTCTTGGTATTCTTCTTTACTTCTTGCATATATTTCAGTTGAGTCATAAGCAGGTACATCAACTACTGATACATCAAATAATCTATCTATTTCTAATATTCTTCTTGTATCTGTTGTATAATCCCATTCTTGCTTTGCTACTGTAAACGCAAAACTCATTTTATCTAACAGCCTTGCTTTAATCATTTTATATATGTCTTTATTATTAGTTGTGTCAATTAAATTTGCTCTTATTTTTAATCCTCTATCATCTACTATTAGTTGTAAACTTTGATTTCTTGTTCTTGCTAATATTAAGCAACTATCATTATGGTTATATTTAAATACACAATCTTGCATATTGCAGTTATTAAAAGCATTTCTATCTATTACTTCTTTCCACGCTCCTATATCTGTAACATTTTCAAAAGTTGCTGCATAGCCTTCAACAACCATTTCTTCATTATCTAATGCTCTTAATTCACTTACTCTTAATTCTTTAATCGCTTTCTCCATCATCTATACCTCCTTGATATTTATCTGCTAAATTACTATTTATTACATTTAATGTTTGAAGTCTTTTGTTTCCTTCTTCTCCACCTAATGCTGGCAAGTCTAATATTTCTCTACCTTCATCAACTTTAATTATTCCTAACACTCCAACTTCTTTTAGTAATTTTATTTTTGTTTCTGTTTTTGCATATTTTATACGATTTACAGAAAATTCTATTGTGTGACCATCCTTTATTGCTTTTTCAGAAAATATTGCATTTCTAAAAGCCTGCTCCATTTGTATTGCAAGTGGTTCAATAACTGATTCGTAAAATGCATTCCATTCTTCGTCATTAAAGCTACTGTCCAAAATCTTCTCTGAAATTCTGAAATATTTATATATATTTCCATTAACTTGTGCTAGTTGTTCTTTATCTAATATTATAGGATTTAGATTTATTTCTTTAAAATCAAACTTTGAATCTAAACTTCCTATTCCACTTGTGCTTGATAAAATGTTTTCTACGAAATCATCTCTAAGTTCTATTAAGTCTTTATTTTTCAACATTGCATTTGAAGCTTTTATGATTCCTCTTAATGATGTGCTTATTTTTATTGCATTTTTTATTCCATCATCTGCAACTATTTGGGTTTCTAATGAGCTTTTTAACACATCATTTGTATCACCATAAAAATCATGCTTTGTAAAAAATCTTTTAAGATGTATAATTCTATCATATTTAGCATAATAGACATTACCATCTAAAAATTGAAATTTTAGCCACACTTCATTTTCATACTCTATAAGCTGACAAAATAAAGGATTTAGTGGATATAGTCCTACCAAATATCCTTTTTGGTCTATATCTATGTATATATATTCATTATTTTGGCTGTATAAAAGGCTTAATGTCTTATATAGGAAATCATAAACTGTCATGTATTTATTAGGTTTAATTCCAAGAATAAAATTTATATCTCCATTAATATGTCTTTTTACACCATTTTCTACTTGATAATGTTTCGGCAACATTTTAGCACCATGTGTTGCTATTGCATCTATACATTCTTTAGCTATGATATTTTCATCAATATTATCACTTATATTTGAATATACAGCACTATAACCACTTAATAATTTTAAAATATTTTTAAATTTAAAATCATTTTGCTTCTTATTGCCAAAAACCATATTAAATAGGCTTCGTTTTTCTTTCATCTTATTCCTCCTGTAGAGCTAAATAATCATTCATTTTTTCAAATAAAACACAGTAGGCTATTATTAAACTTACTGTACCATCTATTCTTGCTCTTTGTTTTTGTCCTTTTACGGGTCTTATATTATCATTTTCATCTCTTTTTACTGAAGTATTGCATAAACACCATTTTAATATTGGATTATTATTATAATTTACATTTTTTTCTATTAAATCTGCTTCCAATTGTTTCATTGGATTGCTCATTGTCTTAGCTCCTTGTCTTACTTCTAACATTTGAAATCCATTTTCTTTCATTTCTTCAACCCAATATTGTGTATTCCAAGGATCATACCCAATCCATAATGTTGAAATGTCAAATTCGTTATACATTTTAAGAAACCATTGCGTAACGTCTGAATAATTAACCTTTGCTCCCTCACAAATAGTTACTAGCCCTCTTTTTTCCCATTTATCATAAGGAATTTTATCATCTTTAATTTTAAAATCTAATCTTTCTGCTGGAATAAAATATTGTTGAACTACATATTTCTTTCCTTTTTTCATAATTAACAGTGTTGCACATGTTAAGTCTGTTGTACTTGATAAGTCAGCTCCTCCAACTGCATATGTGTCAAATAATTCTTCTACACTATATTTTTCTTCATTATTTGCAATATCAAAAGTCAACCATTTGTCTTGGTCATTTTGTCTCACATTAAAGTCTTTACACAATAAATTAACCAATTTATTTGGACTATTTTTAGCTGCATTAACTTTATCTCTTAGTGTCTTTATATTTTTTATTGTACCTAGTCCTGGATTTGCTTTATACCAAGCCTCTTCATCTTGCCATTCTTTTGGGCTATCCAATTCATATATTACAGCTAATACGGTCTCATCTTCTATTGTTCCATCTATAACTTGTTCAAAATATTCATATTCATTATCAAAAACTGATTCTCTGATTTTCCCCATCGTAGACGTTTCTAATAATAATGGTTGTTCTCTTGCAGACATTGAATCTTCCATTACATCAAGCAAGTTTTGATCCTTCCATGCATGTACCTCATCTGCAATAACAAACGAACCATTTGGTCCATCTAATGAATTAGAGTCGCTGGCCAATGCCTTAAACACGGACTCTGTATCATCATAATAGATTCCTGTTACTAGACATCTGCATCTTTTTCTTAAAGCTGGAGATTTTCTAATCATCTTTTTAGCTTCTTCCCAAACAATTTTAGCTTGGTCTTTTTTTGTGGCTAAAGAATAAACTTCTGCTCCACCTTCGCCATCTTTGGTAAGCATATAATTTCCAAGTCCTGCATCCATTGTGGATTTTCCATTTTTTCTTGCTACAAAAAAAGCTGCTTTTTTATACTTCCTCAATCGAGTTTCTACGTCTACAAATCCATATAATGCCTGAATGAAAGCTTTTTGAAACAATTCCAATTTAACAGGCTTTCCCGCCCATTTTCCTTTAGAATGTTTGCAATATCTTTCAATAAATTCAATTGGTCTATTTCCTCTGTCTTCATCAAATTCGTATGTATGTACTTCAAATTCTTCAGTTGTTTTATTATAAAAAGAAACTTGTTTGGGATTTTCTATATCCTCAACAAGTTTCTTGTATACTTTTTTAACTTTTTGGCAAACCTTATTTGGATTATCTTGAATCCATTGATAATATTCTTCAATGTAATTCATTAAAAGTCCTCAAATCCATCATTTGGATTAAAATTGTCGCCTTTTGGGAGCATATCATTTAGTTGCTTTGCTACACTTAAATAGTTTTTCATCATAGTATTATAAGTTTTGCTCTCTACAGATTCTTTATATCCAAATTGACCTTTGCCATTCATGTAAAACTCTTTTATTCCATTTTTTATATTATACTTTTTGAGATGTGCTAGCTCTACTTTCATATAAGAGGCATTTTCAATTAATGGATTTGCAATTTTTTTAATATTATTATCACATTTTTCGAATATTTTAGTTAATTTATTCTTTTCTGTTGTTATTTGTCTATTATATTCAGCAATTTCCTTTACTGTCCTTTCTGTCATCATTGTTTTTTCCATATTATCAGTTTCATCCATTTTTGCCTCCTTTCATACCACACCCCTCACACATATGAGCTGTGTATTTTTTGAACC